AATAAAGAAGAACAACTGATATCACGGATCACGCAGACCGCAACCGAAATTCGCACAGAAGTTAAAAATACAACGGATGGTTTATCATCGAGAATCACGCAAAATGCGAGCAGTATTACAGCAGAAGTTAAAAGGGCCCAGGGACAGGAAGTTGAACTTGCAGCAGCTATTAAAATTAATGAGGACAAGATTACAGCGGAAGTTACGAGAGCAAGCGAAGCAGAGGGCGTTTTGTCCGGAAAGATAGAGGTAACTGCAACTAAGATACGGTCAGAAGTCAGTGCTTCGTTGAAGGCATGGAATATTGATGGCTATGATATTAATTATTATGGTTTTGGAAAACCCCAAGATACTTACCCTGCATCATCCAAATATAATGGACGCAGTTTTTTAGATCAGGATAGTGGAAAATTGTATGGCTGCGATCCGGATGGCGGAATTAACAGCGGTAAATATAAATGGACATTGATAACCACGCTTAAGCAGCTTTCATCCAATATGTCCAGTGCGATTACGCAGACATCAAAGGGGATCGAAAGCAAAGTTACAAGAGACAGCGTCATTTCAGAAATCAACCAGTCAGCCGAGGGCATAAAAATCAAAGCAAAACTTTTGGAATTAAAAGGCTCTATGGAGATAACTGGCGGGTATGTGCATATTCAGACAGAAGAAAGCACAGCCAATTTGATTGAATTTAAAAGAAGCGGTACATGTGTGCAGATGGGAACAGATGGCTTTAAAACAGTAGAAGGAACACTTGAAAGTCCAAACCATCAATGTGTCGTTCAATATAATCATATCTCACTAAATAAGGGCGGAACAGACACGGACCACTGCATGATTAATCTGGATGGGGATACCGGTGTTGCTGGATTTAGAGGGGGTGTGATTGACGGCTCAGATAAAAGAATGAAAAATACAATTTCAGACTTGGACAAAAAACGATCATCGGAGTTTATTTATTCTTTAAGTGCAAAATCGTATCGTTATAATTTCGAAAAAGATGGGTTCCATCATGGATTTATTGCACAGGATGTTTTGAAAAAAGCGGAAAAAGGGTGGAATATTTGTCCAAAAACGTTTTCAGACAGCAATGGGAAAAAGTATTACGGACTGAATTATACAGAGCTGATCGCTGATCTGGTTGCAACAGTGCAATTACAGCATGAAGAAATAAAAGAATTGAAGGAAACGGTAGGTATTCTATGATAAATGCAAAAATTCGTGAATTTGAAAACGACATTATAAATTATGTAAATTTGTGCGGGGATGTCCCAATCGAAGCTAAGTACCTGGTGTTTAAGGATATTCTGCAGCAGATCAAGGAAGAGGCAAACAGGCAGGTTACAGTAGAGCGGGAACAAATGAAGCTTGCAAAGGAAAGGGAGAGTGAGGATCATGAATAAAGCGCATAGTGCTATTAATTGGGAGAATTATCCGAGTGATGAAACACCGCTTAATGAAAGCAATCTTAACAAAATGGACGCAGCTATTGGCGTTATTGATGATCGTGTAATCACTCTCGATACCACAAAAGCCACGAAAACAGAAGTGGCTACCCTTGTTGCAGACGTGACCTTTGAGGAATCGACAGGAATCATTACGATCACAAAAAAGAACGGTTCTAAGATTACAATAGATACGCAGATGGAGAAGATTGCTGTCAACTTCACTTATATTCCAACTACACAGCAGATTATCCTAACTCTGATTGATGGCACAAAACAGTACATAGATCTGTCAGCACTGATTACACAGTATGAATTTCTTGATTCTGATACAGTGGCATTTTATATCGATTCATCCGGCAAGGTGTCGGCAATCGTGAAAGAGGGAAGCATTGAAGAAAAGCATTTAGAACCAAATTATCTTGCCAAGATTAAGGTTGAGGCGGCAAAAGCCGAATTGAGCCAGAAAGCGGCAGCAACGTCTGAAGCCAATGCCAAAACAAGTGAGAATGCCGCAAAAGCCAGTGAAACAGCTGCAAAAAAATCAGAGGACAATGCCAAGGCGTCCGAGACAGCGGCAGCGAAGTCAGCTACGGCGGCAGCGTCATCCGAAAGCAACGCAAAAGTCAGTGAGACATCCGCCAGTGAATCATCCGCCACAGCCACGGAGAAAGCATCATCTGCCAGTCAGTCAGCTGATACAGCAGCCGAAAAAGCAGATATTGCAACTCAAAAGGCTGCGGAGATCATCGGTAAAGCGGAATCTGCAGAAGAAAGTGCAACTAAGGCACAGAGTTATGCCGTGGGCGGTACAGGAAGCAGAGAGGGCGAGGATTCTGACAATGCCAAGTATTACTATCAGCAGGCAAAAGATGTATCAGAGGGATTAAAAGGCGGATTGCAGCCACACGGAACAGTTGCATTTGCAGATCTTCCGGCACT